GTGATAGTATCAGTTGCTACTGAAGTACACTTAGTTACAAAAACATCTGATTTGTTATTGTTAGTATATACATAAATAGTTTTGCCATCGAAACCAGCACCTTCACCAGTTTGAACAGTTAAATCTGTTGCACCTGCTGCTGCTGCAGATGCTAATGTACCTTCATGGTTACTTGCTGCCGCTGCTGCTGTAAGAGCATCATTATCCCCATATACCAATGCAAGGTTAGAGATAGAGTACTCATTAAACGAACCTGAAACTGAAAGGTCACGAGAAACAACCGCTGATGCGTAAGTTCTTTCAGGGAAACCTGATTTAAGTTTAACTTCATTTGTGTTCATAGTGATTTTAGCATCTTGTAATAGACCGATAGAATCGTCTGGTCCAAGCTCACCTGCTTTTGTTAGGTCCGTGTTAACACGAATATCTAAATCTCCAATAAAAAACTCGGAAGTTTTTGCTGTATTTGCCATGGTAGTGTCCTTTTAGTGATATTAATTTTATCAATTAATTTATATTTAAACTGTTAAGCTTGGATAGCCTCAACCGAGATAACCTAAAAAAGTTATTCTCAATGAATTGAAGTTATTTTGTAGCTGCTCAGCACCTAGAATATCCTGTTCTAATTTAGTCACAACCAATCTTGCACTGGTTAGATTAAATTCAGAAACTGCTGCCATTAGTCCCTCAGCCTCATAAACAGGTACAGTCGTATACTGAGGATAAGTTTCAGTAAACTTAGAATTCACTTTGTGCATTAATAATGAATTATAATCGGCTGTAGCGTCTGCTCCTGAGAATGAGGGTACTAAGGCGTATTCTATCTCTGTGAACTTTTTGTTTACTTCTTTCAAATGTGTTTGTACAACCACTATTTTACTAGAAGTGGTATTTAATACTTGGTATGCAGATTCTAAAGATGTAGTAGAAACAAATTCAAATTCTGGCAGTTGTGGGTCTGTGGCTAGTACCCCTATAAAGTCATTGAATATCTTATAAATACTAGTTGTTGCATCTAGTTCAGTTGCCATTATACATCCTCAATCGCGAATAGTTTAACTACCCCATTATCTGATAGTTTTGATTTAATCTTAAAGTAGTTCCCTTGGTATCTTAACTTATAGTCTGAATCTAGATCCAACTGCTCTGTTGCAAATACAAATTCTTGTTGATACATTTGAACTGGTTGTTGAGTCGGTCTTCTCATCTCAGTTGTTGCAAAAGTATCAAGATAAGCAGGAAATAGTGTGTATTGTCCAATCTCTGGACTACTAGTTCCTATAGCATTCTTCTCTGTACTTATAATTGCAAGTTCTACTTGAACTAAAATAGGTAGTAGTTCATAAGTGTAATGGTCGTTACTAAATGGCTCATTTAGATTTCTATACACAATATACTCTTGATTAGAGATACTTATAAGATGTCCCTCTAAATTTGGTGGCATATTATTGCGAATATGTAGAAATATGTCGCGATTTAGGGAGCCCTGTTGCAAGTTATATGTAGCGTGAGTTAAATCCGTAAAGTAATCGGTCAACACTAAAAAATCAATGTTTTGTTGAAACATTGAACGGACATTCTTAATATCCATGGTACTAACCTTCTTGTGTTACTGGATCTATATCAGGTGAGCTAATTGATAAAATTGACTCAACAGTTCCTACACCACCTTCTTCAGCTTGTATTACATAAGAAGCTGCAAAGTCTAACATCTTTTCAAAAGTTGGAAACCTAGTGAATTGATTAAAATTATCTTTAACCGTTTCAGGAATTGAGGTTCTTATAGATGGTGCTAAGTAGTCGATAGCTTTCCAAACACGATAATCGTGTTGGTTCATAGCTGTAGTCTTCTCTTCGAGAGTAGATGCGTCATCAATATCAATAAGCGTGTCATAAACATTTTGTGCGTCTATTTCAACTCTATCTAACACTAATGATGCTACTATTAAGCTGTCAGGCAACTCAGCAGACGATAAGCCTGCCATTGACCGGATATTATCTGCTGTAATTGCCATTATGCTTTCTCACTATTAGATGCTTTAGCTGTTTCTTTTTTACCAGAAGTAGCTGCGGCTTTTTCTTTAGCAAGATCTTCAGATTTTGGATCACCTGCCTTTTCAGCCGACTTTTTAAGTGCAGCGATTTCTGAGTTAGCTTTCTCCAACTCACCTTTAACTTTTACCAATTCAGCTTTAGCTTCTTTCAAAGCAGCTTCATTTGATTTTGCTGGTGTCGCTTTAGCTTTTTCAGCTATACGTTTAGCTTTTGCCTCGTCTTCAGCTTTGTACTTTTTAAGTACAGCATCAGAAGGCTTATCAGCTTCGATAAGCTCTCCAGTTCTAATTAGTTCTCTAACTAGTTCTGTAGCTTTTACTTCATAGGTTCTTTTGTCATCGATAACTGTACCTTGACTTCCGTCATAGTACACTTTACCTTTACCTTTAGTTTTTACAAACATTTATGCCCCTTTAGGTTATACCACAGCTATTATGCTGTGATATGTAAGATAAAGATAGAATCAGTGAATACTTTACTAATCTCATCAGAGATAGAGATTACAACACTATCAAATTGTTGAGTAATGATTTTTTCAGTTTCCTGAAGATCAGTACCAGCTTGAACAATTCTTTCAAGTGCGTAACGTTTATCCATAGTAAGGATATAGTCTTCTGGAAGTGTGTTATCTGTAAACGGCCAGATAGTTACGTTTTTCCAAACACCACGTGCAACTTGTAAATTCTGAGTTACAGGACCTTGCTCAAGAGAAGCCATAATAGCCACTGGATCGATATTTGGTTTGTCCATCATAATTACTTTGATTGCAGTGTTAATGTGCATGTAGTAAGTATCTGGTGCGTATGGTGCAAAAGATGCAGTCCATTTTAACCAAGCTTCATAAGTTAATGCTCCACCTGTAGCTGCTGCATCTAAAGAGTCAGACTCAACCGCAGTTGTACCATTATAAGCTGTGTCCATAGCTTTCTTAAATAAATCAATTCTTTGACTCATCATAATACGCTCGATCACTTTGTTAAGAATATCCATAGAAGCTTCTCTTTGGAACTCGTATGACATATCAATTTGAACACCACGTTTATAAAGTGATTTCGCAGTTTCTTGCCATCCGATTTTAACACGTGGGAACGTACCAAACTCAGTTGTTCTACCCATTGCATACTTAGCAGTATCAACTTGATCTTGTTGACCAGGAGTCTGATCGATCCAGAAGTCTTTATAAGTAGTACCTTGAATAACACGAGTTGAACCAATGATTTGATCCATATCATAATCAGTATTAGCTAAAAGTCCTTGACGTGCTACTTTATTGATATACTCTGGGAAAAGAATCGTTGACGCAGGATCACGTTGTAACGGTTGATTCTCAAAGTTATAATCTTTAGAAGCGTGTAAGAAACCATCAATAGTAGTTGCATAAAGTCCAGCTTGAACATCAGTTTTAGTGATAATACCAAAACGTTGTAGTTGGCGCTCATAAGCATCTAGCTTTTGACCAGCTTGTGTCGGGTTAATTCTTTCAAGTAATTGAGAGAACGATAACTTTTGCTCTGCAGCAAGTTTATACATATCAGCGTTAAGAATAACCTTATTTGGGTCTAATACTGTATCTTGTCCTAAATCGTATTTCATCTATGACTCCTTAGTTTAAAATGAATACAGTGATAGATTCACCAGCTGTACCACCTGATTGTGTTAATGCTACTGCATTTGTTGCAAATGAAACTGCACCTGTGTCTGGGTTAGTTGCCGCAACAACTTTACCATTGTTAATAGTTACCGCTGTACCTGCATCAATTGCAGCGTCAGTTGTAAGAATATGAACACCTGAAAAATCTACTGATACGTAACCATCAGATTCAACCGCTCTTAAGATACCCCAAAAAGCATTTTCAGCTGCAGTTGTTGCAATAACTTCACCTGCTGCATTTAATGTAACTGGACCACCGATATCCGCAGCAACCATTGCTGTAGTTGAGTTGTTTGGAAGAGTAAGAACTCTTTTGAGTGTATACTGACCGTCAAGTCTTAATGTTGGATAAGCCATCTATTAGCTCCTTATACTTTAAATTTATCTTCTGGGATAACGTATGCTACTACTTCATCTTCAGGAGAATTTGATTGTTGGCCAGATGGCAACTCTTTAGCTTTTTCCATAAACTTAGTCATATCAGCGAACAATGCCTCAATGTCAGTTGGAGCCTCATAAGAAGCTTCGAATGGAGCTGCTAACGCTTTAACTTGCTCAGCCACTGTAGCAACAACTGCTGAATAAGCTTCCTTAGCATCAGTAGCCTCTTTACTCGCTTCATCTGCCGCTGCTTTATATTCGTCTACTTTAAGAGCTTCTGCGCTGTTAGCGTTAAACTTCTCAAGAAGATCCATATACTTAGAGTTTACACTATCAAGCTTCTCAGCTTGTGCGCTAAACTTCTCTTGGAGTTCTTTTAATTCCATAGGGGTTCCTTCATCATTAAATGTTTCATTATTATCTTGTACAATTATTCCGCCAGTGGCAATCATTAGTTCGCCGTCAGAAAACGTATGTGACTTACAATAATCTTCTTTACTACAATCTTCAGAATATGAATCTTGTATTTTTGCATCTGGAACAGCACCAGCGTATACTAATGAACCTTCAGAAGCTTTAATCGCATCAAGTTCCACATAAGCTGTCTCCCCTTCATATGTTCTCCCGGGGATATGAGGACAAGCTTCATAATCTTGAATATCATTACCACAGATTGAACAATCATGGACGCCGGCTGTGAAACCGATTGATACACTGTCGAGTATGCCTGCTTCCACTCTTGAGTAGATGTCATCATGCTCTGGGATTTCTTTTGGTACGTAGAATTGTGCGATAACCTGGTCATTTTCATTCACCTTTGCTTGAAACCACATTCCTACCGGAAATTGGCCTGAGTCGTGGTTCATTAGTAGAGGCAAGCCATCACGGTTTATTTTACTACTTACATCGGCAAGTGCTCCAGCTTTAAAACGAGTATTTCTAGACGTAGGTTTACGGTCTATAAATACAGCTGGTTTAATGTAAGAACCTTTGGTTGGTGTCTTTGGCATCTTTTACTCCTTGTGTTAAGATGATGATTCGTTGCCGCGAGTATCTCCCGCACCATCACCACCAGTTATTGATCTTCCTAGTGGGTCGCCGTTTGGAGATATATTCTCCGTATCAGTTGTCGGTCCACCGTTTAGGAAGTTAGTTCCTGCTAACTCTTCAGTTGGCAGATGTTCTATACCTAAAGCTAAAGCAGCCTCTGAGTCATCAATATGACCGAATGACTGAAGCTGAAGGATTCTATTTTGCTTAGCCAGTCTTTGAGGTTCTAACTCAAGATCTGGTCTAAGGTTAATATGCTCATGTTGAACTTCAATGTAACCCCTCATACCTGCAAGCCTTGCAGTCATTGTAAACGCTTGGCTAAGTAGCTTCGCTGAACGTTGTTGCAAATATCTTGGTGTGTTGAGGAATACCATAGACTCTACAGATGCTATGTTCTGTGAGCCACCTTTACCCTTACCTAAAATAGAAGGTAACGACTTAAGAGCCGAAACCACTTGTGTGTCAAGTATTTCCATAATAGGTCTAAAATCCACAGACGCTGAATTTTTGTTCTCTAGAGTGTCAATCTCTAAAGAGTCAAAAATAACCACAGCGTCTTCTGGATTTATTCTGCCTAATTCCGTACCTATAGCTTCTTTTTGATCTGTCAGCCATTTAGATAACTTTTTATCATCCCCTTTTACCGAGATAGGAGCGTTCTTACGTAACACCTCCTCCAATACAGTTACCTTTAATCTTGGGTATCCTGTTCTCTTGATAACTCTTTGGATATCTGAGATAACTTGCTGCTTGAATACTATTGCTTGAATCGCTGGAAGTAATGGTGATTCTGATGTAGCTTCATCAGGATCTTTGTCCAATGTCTGGAAGAAGAATGTTGGGATGTCGAGGTTAATTTCACCTGAACCTCCTGGCTTCTTCTGGAAAGGTACGAATTGTCCCTTTTTCATTTTCCACTCAATTGTTGAATTCTTGACTAATACAAATTTAGTTGGAAACTTATATTGATTAAGTACTACCTCTAGGCCTAAACCACCATACAAAAATAGCTGTCTCATAATCATATCTGAAAGCTCTTCAGCTGACGGATCATTAGTGGAGATTAACCAGTTGGCTTTTAGTAAGTTTTTAAACTCTCTAGTTTTATCAGCGTCAAACTCACCTTTATCATCTCTAAATATTATAGATAATGGAGTAGAAGCAAACCTTAATGTTGCCCATATAGCATTTGCAGCGTCTGGGTCATATCGTGCTATCTGTTTGATAACATCTTCTTCTTGGCCTAAACCTCTTAAGTTACCTACGTCCTGATACATATTAAATGCAGTAGGCGAATAAACATCACCTTCTTGTATATCTGGATTAATAACTTTTGGAGCGCTAGGAACAGGCGCTTTTGATTTGCCAAAGATTGACGTAAAAATATTTGCCATAACTGTCCTTTATTGCATATGTGTTGAACCAATAGTAGGCATTGCTATATGGTCCGTACTGTCTCCAAAGATGGTCTGAGCAATCATAGCGTAACCTAGCGAATGAAGAAGGTGATCGTCCTTAACCTTCACGTATCTAGCTTTATGCTCGTCCTCTGGATCTCTTTGCTTAACCATCCCTTGAAGATGTACTTTATAAGTCTTATGATCTATATTATTAGAAGCTATTAGCTTTGGTATTCCCAGTACTGTGTCAAAGAGTTGTGTTCTAGCCACAGTAACATCTAACTCATTCCCTTTTATTACGTATAGGTCTTTTTGTGAGTCACTGTAATAACAAGTATACGCTTGACCTGGCATAAGAGCTATTATCTCTCGTGACAATAGTGTTTGAGGCAAGGCATCAACAACCATACCTGATATATGGTAGTTCCTAATACATTCCTTAACTCTTTGAACAATCATCTCTTGAGGGACTTCTTCAGCTATATAAACCAGGACTTCGTCATTTGGCAGACGCTGAGCAACAGTTAACCAACATTGCTTACCGAAGTCAACACCAATAAATAGACCATAGGCATGATTTGGATTAAGAGTTTCCTCATCATGATACTTAGCAAGATCAAATATCATGTTACTGTCAATGTAGTCTTCACCTAAGGCGAAGTTTACGAAGTCGGCAAAATGCGTATATGTATTCATCATCTTCAAGAGATTGTACGGATCTTGGAAAGGCGTATTAAATGGCGATACCTGGTAACCAGCGATCGCTCTACCTTCGAACTTTGTTATCCATTCGCG